ATTTTATTTCTAATGCTGATGTTAATAATGCTGTTTATGTTTGGATCAACCCTACCAACACTTTTAATGTAGCGTTGCCTGATAACGGTCCTGTATATGTCATTGCTATCCCACCTTACGCTTATAAAGTTTTTACTGGTCCACAAGTTAACTCTACTACCAGTGTTTACGCAAGAATAATTGGAGATGCAGCTAACGCTTCCGTTTACATTACCCCAGGAGAAGGTCTATGAGTTTGTTAGATAAAATTGAATCTTTTGTTAGTAAAGAATGTATTGAAATGGGTAGCGCTGTTCATCAGTTATTACAGCGTTTTGTTGTTCATGCTGAAGCGCCAGAGCAAGAACCAGCACCTGTTCCAGCGCCAGAACCAGATCCAATCCCAGAACTACCTGCTGACGCAGCGCCAATCGAGCAAACTCCAGCGCCTGAAGCAACCCCAGAAACTCCTGCAAACTAAGGATTCTAGGATGGATGAGCTTGAAACTGCAAAGGAAGTAGCTGGTAAATCAATTGGAAAGCATGGTCTTGCTTACATTACAGCAATTATTTTGATTGCAGTAGGAGCAAGCATCTTCTTAGATTCTACCAAGATTGCTGCCGTAATCGGTATGGCTGGCGGTGCTTTAATGGCTATTATCAACATGATGAATGGCGTTGCTGGCACTACTGAAAAAGAAGAAAAACCAGAATTTCAAGTTATTCAACAGCTTATTCAGCGTTTAGATCATCTCGCTGAGAAAGAACCTCCAATGTCTGTAAGCGTTGACGGAGATAAAGTCACCGTTACTAAAGGTCAAGACACTATTAGCGCTAAAAAATGAAATTGCTAAAAGACATTCTCACTGAGGACAATAATGAAACCTATTGTGCTGCTAGGGTTTGCGCTGTTGCTGCTCTTTTTGGCTTCCTGGCTATTGCTATCATTCATGTTATACATGGTCACGATATTGATTTCTCACAACTTGGGGTGGGGTTTGGAACAGTTCTTGGCGGTTCGGGGGTCATGATTGGCGCTAAAGCTGCTACTCAAAAGGATGGTGGCGATGTTTCCTCTCCCAATTAATTTTTACATTTACGCTGGAATTGCTTTTATATCTGCTTTTGGCGGATTTTATGTAGAGCATTTGCGTTTTGAAAATTATCAGACTCAGGTAGAGTCAATTGGCAAACAAGCCGAAGAACATACAAAAGCGGTAATAGCAGAGCAACAAGCCCAAACTGAAAGGATTGCTAATGATTACAAGACTAAGCTGGATTCCATTAATTCTTATTATGACAGGATGCGCCAGTCCAGTAGCGGTTCAATGTCCGCCTCCAGCCAAACCATCACCTTCCCTGATGGAAGCTCCAAAGACTTTATATCTGTTGCCCAAGACTGTGCAGCAACAACCCAGCAATTAGTATCATTACAACAGTGGGTCAACGAACAGGTAGGAATTAAATAATGCAATATTCTAAAGACGGATTACACCTTACTGAAGGCTTTGAAGGATGCAGATTAACTGCTTATCCTGATCCTGGCACTGGCGGAGATCCTTGGACTATTGGCTACGGTCACACAGGTCCTGAAGTTCATCCAGGCATGACAATTACTTTAGAGCAAGCAGAAGATTTATTGGCACAAGATGTCAAAAGAGCAGAAGCGGATGTTAATGCCAAGCTCACCGTTAAAGTAAGCCAAGAGGAGTTTGATGCTCTTGTGGACTTTGCTTTTAATTGTGGATGTGGCAACCTAAACAACTCTACTTTGCTTAAAAAGGTCAATGCAGGGGATTTTGAAGGTGCAGCTCATGAATTTGAGAAGTGGGATATGGCTGCTGGTAAACACTTGGCTGGATTGCTCAGACGCAGACAAGCTGAGGAATTAATGTTTATGAAGGGAATGACAAATGCCGTTAGCTAAAGGAACATCTAAAAAGACCATTTCTAAGAATATTCGTGAGATGATTCGATCTGGTTATCCACAAAAACAAGCTGTAGCTGCTTCACTTTCCACTGCAAGAAAGAGCAAAAAACATGGCAGAACGAAAAAGAGGTCCTAATCTCTCCGTTGGTCGTGGCGAAAAACTTTCCGTTTCTGCTGGCGGGGGTTTGACTGCGAAAGGGCGTGCCAAATATAACAGAGCCACAGGATCAAAGCTAAAAGCACCCCAAAAATCAGGCAGTCGGCATCGTTCATTCTGCGCTAGATCCAAACACTGGAAAGGTGAGCGTGGTAAGGCTGCTCGTAGGCGCTGGGGGTGCAGATGAAACCTGGACTTTATGCCAACATCCATAAAAAAAGAGAGCGTATCCGTAAAGGTTCAGGCGAGAGGATGAGGACTCCTGGATCAAAGGGCGCTCCTACTGACTCTGCATTTCGTAAAGCAAAGAGAACGGCAAAAAAGCGTGGCAGAAGATAGTCACTATAAGTCCCTCCTTAAAGCGGTTACTTGGCGCATCACAGGAAGCCTTGACACTTTTGTTTTGTCTTGGATTATTACTGGTCATGCAACTCTTGCTTTTAGCATAGCATTTGTAGAGCTATTTACCAAGATAGCTCTGTATTGGCTACATGAGCGTATCTGGGTAAACATCAAATTATGATTCATTGGGTGTTAGGAATGGAGGGCGCTTCTCCTCCCCAAAAGAAATAAAATTGTTGCGTTGCAACATTAAATAACTCCAGGTCTTTCAGCGTTGTGCTTGATTTTCCAAGTAGCAGTGCCATCACCCCAATGTTCTTGAAATTGCTTAGCAAGTTTTACTTTGTCTGCAATTGGCATACCGTAAAAATGAACTAAATAATCTCCAATTTTCCAATCTTTTGGATGTTGATTCATTACTTTAGATTCCACAATTCTTACAGTATTGCGAACTTCCTCATCTTCTTGCAATAAATTCCATAAATGCGCTTGCAATGTCCAAGGGTAATAACGCCAAACTTCATAATCGTCAATCCAGCGCTGAAACAGCTTTAATGATTTAGGTGTGTTTTTGTAGATCATGACATCATTGTTAATTGCCCACCAATTGGCGTTTTCTTTAGCAACTAGGACATGATCTGTTCTTTCAACTAAATCCTCTACCTTAATACGCCAATTCATAAACATCGTATCAGCGCCAACAACCATCAAAATATCGCTGTTTTCCAACAGCTTATAAACACCTTTTAGCTTGTCAATAATATGCTTGTTGTAATTTTCATAGTCAAAATATACGCAATCGTAGGTGTAATCATGTTTTTGGCAATAAGCCAAATGATTGTTTTGCGTAATATCTGACAATTCACGAATTTTGTCGGATGTATCGGTATGGATTGTTATTTTCATGGTGCTGGAATAAGCCTTCCTTCAAAAGCATAAGTACCAATATGAGCAAGTTGACACCAAGGCGCAGCATGGACTTTTCCACCAATTTCACGCCAAATACGGCAAAAATGATAATCCTCTGAAAGCAAGCGTTGAGTGCCTGGCTCAATTGAAGTAGCAAAATACTCTTTAATTTCTTCACGATTAGTTAAAGATCCAGCAAGATCTGTGACATCGTTTAAGTAGCTTGGCACATGATCTTTTAACTTTTCAAAGACTTCACGCTTAATCAACATAAAACCAGTACCGCCATTAAAGATCTCTACAGGCTCTCCAACAGGCACAGTCACCTCTCCTTGGTAATCTACTAAATTGACCACAAAAGAGCCTGTATGGTGTTTTAATTGATCGTTAGGTACACCGTTATTCATTGCGTTCTTTACTGAATCCCAATTGACCTCTTTTTTAGGATAAATACCGCAAATAATGTCTTTATCAGCCTCAATCATCTTTACGATGTCATGAGGATTAAAACGAATGTCTGCATCAATAAACATTAAATGCGTGTATTCACCTTTTAAGAAAGTGGCTGTTAAAGCGTTTCTGGCACGGGTAATCAAGCTCTCGTTAAACATAAAGCTAAAAGCAGCGTTGATCTTATGCTGAGAAAACACCATTTGAGATTGCATAGCTGATTGAGTATAAAAACCAGCGCACATACCTCCATACATTGGCGTTGCAATGAAAATATTAGTTTTTGTTAGGTCTGTCATAGTAATTCCATAAAGTTTAAGTTGCGATAAATAACGCCATCATTCCATTTGCGATTTTGTGCTTTCTCGTACAGATAAATGACTTTCTCTGGGTAGATAAACAAAGGATCGCAATCCTCAAA